GTCGCCTTGTGGCTAAAAAAACGCCCACCTTTACGGCTATTACACGATTTACACAGGCTTTGTAAGTTATCTAGTGCCCATGTATCACCACCTTTAACACGTGGATAGATGTGATCAACAGTATCAGCTACTGCACCACAGTATGCACATATCCAACCATCACGATCTAACACTGTAATACGTATCTTCTTCCACTTACCACTACCTAACGCTTCTTTACTCAATGCCATCCTTTACGCTTGAAGTGATCTAATGCTTTGCATGGTGTGTAATGCCTTGCCTTTATATATTTAATACCCCAGTCTATCTGCTTATACCCATCAACTTTAGCCAAGTACTTACTTCTACCTTGTGGAATACCATAATGTGAACCATTACGGGCCAGCGGATTCCACCGAGACTCGGCATGATAGAGCTGATCAAGACAATAGAACTCAGTAAATGAATGATTTAACTGAATAAAAGCATATTGCTTGTAATGAATGGGTTTATTAATAACTTGAGATTTAGCTTCTTCTAAGTGCAAAAATGTAGACATACATAGAGCGATCCCAAAGAGCCAGCACCTTGCGAGCTGCCCCTTACGGGCTCGCATTTTTGGCTTTAGGCCAAATGCTAAGCTAGAGCCTACCATATACATGCAACTCCTTTGAGCGTAGATTGTTAATAAGTAAAATGTGATCTATACCACACTATGCGTAAGTATGATGTGATATACAACACACTATACGTAAATCATCTAATTCTTGCCAGGATTCATCGTAACCTGCTGGGCTCATTTGTACCTGCGATCTAATAATTTGAAAATTAGAAAGGTATTAATTGAACCAGCAAAGTAACCAAGCCAAACAGCTATAACTTCACTCATTTAGATTTACCTGCCCATCCAGTACCCTTAAACACTAGGCCTGGTGCTGAGTACAACCTATTCATAGCGATCTTGCATTTAGGACAATCCATGCCAGGATCATCTTCTTTGTATGTACGATGGACTGATCCATACGTGCCACATTCTCTACAGCTATATTCATATGTTGGCATTACTTCTCCTCGATTAATTGACAAGTGTGGCAGCCCACGGCTAAGAACTTCCATCCACCACACTTATCACATCTGCATATGTCCGAATCTGGAATATGCAAAGCTTCGGCTATATTCTTAATTCCCACACACCCACAGCTAGTGCATTGGTATAAACGGAATCCTTCTGGCAAGTTATCGGAATTGAGCCATAAGAACTTAGTATTGCGCTTACATCCGTTACACTTGAACTGGGTGTAATTAGTCACGATTAATCAATTCATGACATCTAAAGCATGTGCCATCTTTGAATACTCGGTCATCATCGCAGACTTCACATTTAATGACTGATTCTTCTAAATGCACACCATTATCATCCATAACGACTTGAACGCCACGGCCATTTATAAAAGCAATATAGCCCACGATTAATCACCTTCTAACATCAATTGTATTTCAAGTCTTTCCATTTCACATTCTATTTGCCAATTTTTGTGGATATTACTTAATCTTAAATGTTGTAATAACCAAGCTTCTAAATCGGGTTCATTACCAACCATTTCAACACCACATGGGCATTTATGTTGGCAAACAGTGTTTTGCCTTATTGCTTCTAAATTTACATTTCTAGTCCACATAATTACTCCTTATCCTCTGGGAAGTACCAGCCACCTGCAGCTGTAACCTTTGCCCAACGTGCATGCTCTTTGACGCCTTCTTTACATACATATCCGTAATACGGCTTGTTGGTTGTTTTCGTTAGTCCTGTTTTAAGGATGTGTCCGTGTTCGCATTCAGGCGGCGGGTTTGGTTCTCCGCTATTAACGACATCAACGACATCACCAACACTCCACGATACAGGCGTAGGATCGGTGGCTTTGCTTTCATCCGTCGAGAAAGCCTGACGTAGCGCAGATTCAACCGCAGCTGACCTAGAACCTGGCCGACCATATATGACTTTGTTTTCTTCACTGTTTTTTACTCTTTCCATCTCGGTTCTACTAGGGCGTCCGCCTTTTTTCGAATAGATGTAGTTTGCCAAAGCACGCCCAATTGCAGAACTTTCTGCGAGTTCACAAGCAAACTTATTAAAGCTCGAACCAGTACGTATCTCTGATGCCCAACCAGTCGCAACTGGAATCGCATCAGCTGTAGTTCTGTATAAGCGAGCCACAAACACAAATTCATTTGGATCACCATTTGGGCGATGTACCAATTCTGTTTGTATAGATCCGTCTTCATTATCTTTCCACCACTTCTCTAAACGTTCTTCAACTGTCTCATATTGACTTAAATCAAAAGCCATTATTCCTGCCAATCTAATGCGCTATCGGTCATCGCATCCTGACATGTTTTGGATATTGCAATATAACCCAGCGCATCTGCGTAGTTGTCTTGATACTGTGGAGATTCCACGCTTCTACTGATTTTGACCATCGCCATACACATAGCGACTTGGTTAGCTGTAATTGGATAGCCAAGATAGGCTGACCACAATTCTGCAATCCTCTTATGCTGCGGATACGGATGACCATACTTTGAACCTCTTTGATGGATGGTCTCTGTAACGTGGTCAAACAACTGCTCACTTGTAGTCGTCATAATTGAACACCTGGTCTGATTTGTTTTGTGTTATTCTTCTATGCATATCCCAGCCATCTTTACGACCTCGCCAGTAATGCGTTTGCTTGCGATCTTCAACCTTCAAAGCCACAAACCAATACAGGGTAATAATCCCTATACATAAAAACACTGCATTTTCAAAACTCATGTAGCCCTCTATTCTATGCACGCTTTGTGCACAGGATTAGTGTCCATCATGTGTACGACTTTGTGGAGTATTTATAAGCTATTTTTGATAACGATTTGATAACGTTATTAGGAGTAAGTCCGTCTGTTATATGTAAATGAGCCATCGTGATTAACTGGGATAAGCTCTACCTGGTGTCCTTTTTTACCAAAACTAAGCACAGTAAAGCCCATATTCCAGTCGGCTGAGTTATATCTTAGGTAACTAGCCTTTTTCATGTCCATTAAATGCCCCGCCTCAATGCCCCAAATCGTTGAATAACGGCCGTTTAAGCCAGTTTGGTGTCGAATAGCACCCTGCCTATGCGAGTGCCCACAAACCACGCTAGAATGCCATTTCTTAGCCAAATTAAGGCCAGTTATGCCCGCATGCTTGGACATGTTACCTTCATCGCCATGGGCTAGATGCCAGCCTTTTTCAAACTCATAAGCACGCTTATGGAATCGAATGCCAAGCGAGCTAAAATCCATAAATTTGTCATAAGCCAGTTCAGGTAAACCAATTAAAGATGGCGCACCTTTTAGTAAAGTCTGATATATGCGGTCTGTATGGTTTGATCTAACAATATCTGTTGTACCTAGATCGTAAAGGATCTCCTGGCCTAGTTTTCTTTCTTCATCTAAAGTCTCTGCAAACTCTAGTTTTGTGCCTTTAGCCCAACGACTTTGAGAACCTAAATCCATCTCATCGCCTACGTTTAATACAAAATCAAATTTCTCACGCCTAGCCATTTTGATTAGGTTGGAGACAGCTCTTGAATGGTGTAGCGGAATTTGTAAATCTGGCGTTATTAAATACCTGCGATTGGCTTTAATCTTCTTCCTCATCTGGAGTAGGGATAGTTGGGATAATACCCTTATCGCCTACGATCCAGTCAGGCATAGAATCAGGATTATCCATTAGGTACAAGGCTACGGATTCTGAAAACCCTGCCTTGCGAGCAGCAGTGAACATCGTATGTTTAGCAATATAGAAAACCTCAAGTTTAGTTAATGGCTCTGGAGTTTTACGCACCCTGCGCCTATTAATCTTCTTGCGTTTACGTGTAGTTGCCATAAATAAAATTATCGCTTACTTAGGATAGTAAACAGATCATCAACACGCTGTTCAAGTCTATTTAGTTGATCCTTCATAGAGCTGCCGCCGTTAGGTTTTAACTCGCTAAGAAAACTTTTAATAACCCATCGTAGAGCCACTAATAAAGCTCCTGCGATAGAGCATACGCCTACGCCAAAGGCCACCCATTCGTTCGGTGTCATTTCGCATTAACACCATAGTCTGCTTCTTTGCCAGAAGTAGGATCTACAGCCTTTACTATTGGTGCAACAATCGCACCTAGAAGTGTTGCATAAGCAGGATGGATATCGGCAACAATGGCTAATGCCACTGTGATACCGCTAGCTGCTACAGCTCTTAAATATGACTTAATTGCTGCCTTGTGTTTGTTTGATAACTTCATATTTTTCCCCCTAGTAGTGGTATATCAAATAATTTGCTGTCTTTGTCGCCTGCTTTGGTAAAGCTAATATGGATATGCCGCTTATGTGGATTTATGCCACGATACCTGCGCCACTTAAAGCCCATAATCTTTGATGCAATAAAGCCATTATGTATTACGTAAGATATACGCTTATCGGTTTTTGCACATACCCTGATTTGGTCAGCCAAATATATCGAGAGTTGCTCGGATGAATCCAGGCGAGAATCAATATCAATGGCTCGGACGATCCCAGATTTGTCTGGATTATGATCCGATCTGGTGGCGGAATGACGAGCATCACCAATCCACCCATCACTGGTAGTCCTGCGATCTGGATACCAGGTATCAACCTGATCCCTTAACTGAACCCCAGCTGCACATAATCTTGGATTAGACATTTTCTTCCAATGGAATATGCTCTTGGTTTGTGCAACCCCACTGATATTTATTTGTATTTAGAGTTAGTTCAGCATGATTACATTCAGGCTTAGGCGGTATAAAAGCATCATTTACAGGATCGTAGGTATAGCCGATACCTGCATAGTTATATCTTATATTTGCATTATATGAAGTTCTTTTACAAACTTGATTTCTAAAATTGCCATACCAGGTTTCAGTATCAAGTCCTTCAATTAATTCAGTTTCATCGATACCTACTATAACTTCGGTTACGATGTTATTTTCGTCTAAAAATGCGTAATGTGCCATTATGCCCAACTCACATTTCCAGTACCTGCTGTAATTGTAGTAACTTTATAAGATCCGCTAGTAGATGTTGATCCAGTTAAACCTGCCCCAATAGTAATAGTATAAGAATTTGGGTATCTTAAAATTACTACACCAGACCCACCTGCTCCAGCTACATAAGTATCACTAGCAGAGCCACCACCGCCACCGCC